CTGAGAGCGGATCAAGCGTCGCGCGCAGCGCCCGGGCTCGGGCCTCATAGCGTTCGGCTTCCCTCGCGGCCTGTTCGAAGACCTCGGCCGACGAGCGCGTCGTTCAGCTGGTACCCGAGGTTGACGACCTGATAGCTGGCGAGCCGCGATCCTTCGCCGACGCCTTTGAGCGCCTGGGCTGTGGCGTTGAAGCGGTTCTGGGCGAGTTGATGCGCTGCAGCCTGCTCCCGCGCCGAGATCGTTCCGGCCTTGAAGAGCGCATTCGCTTCGGCGATTTCGGCATTGAACCTTGCCTGCGCCGCGCCGAGCGGGTCGATCTGCGCGCGTAGCGCCTTGGTGCGGCGTTCGAGGTCCTCAGCCGCCTTCGCGGCTTCTTCGAACACCCTTGCGGAGTCGCGCGCGGAACCAGTGCTGGGCGCGCCGATGCCCATGAAGGCATTGAACTTGCGCTGCGCTTCGTCCGCAGTTGCGGCCTGCCTTGCTGCTTGCGCCAGACGCTGAAGGCGCTGCGTCTCGCGGTCGGTCGCCGCGCCCGCGGCGTCGATCGCGGTCGTGGTTCGGTTGAAGGCGTCCTGACCGGCCTTGCCGACTTCTTCGAAGGCGCGCCGAACGTCATCCTTTCCGGTGACGCCGATGCGGATCGAAACGTTGCGGTCGGTCAAGATTCGAGTTCCTTGGCATAGGCGCGCACCACGAGCGGCTCGATCTCAGGCAGGGCATCGACAAGGATCGGATTGAGCGCGCCCATGGCGTCGGCGAGGAGCAGGACGGCCGCGAAATCGAGGCCATAGACGCCGCTCATGACGGCGCGAACCTGGCCGGCCGAGCGGCGAAAGACTTCCCAGGCGGCCCGGCCGTCGTCGGTCTGAGGCGCGTTCTCTAGATAGGGGCAGCCGGCGCACGCTTGCGGGCACGCCGCGCAGTAGGCTTCGCCCCCACCGAAGTGCCATTCGGCGAGAGCGAGAATGCGTTTTTTTCTTCAATCCCGATCAGCGCCGGCGCGACATAGAGGCGGTCGATGGCGTCGAACGCCTGCCAGAGCGCAAGCAGCCCATCGATATTCTCAAGCGTAGCTCCGATCACCGTGCCCTCGGCGTCGCCGACGCCTTCCCATTCGATTATTCCCCATCGCGCGACGCTGCGCGTGAAGGCTGCGCTGCCGACAAAGAGGCTATCCTCCTCCTGCGCCTTCATCGCCTCGGCCGCGGCCTGCCTCGCCGCGATGATCGCCGCGACGGTGACGGGCCGGACCTTGATCCGAACGCCGGGAAGGAGGTCGAGCCAATAGGGTTCGCGCTGCTGCGCGGCGAGTCTGAGCATGCCGGTATCTCCGATGGTGGGGGGATCAGTACGACGCCACGTCGTTGACGAGCGTCGCGGTGCAGGTCGTCTGGAGGCTCGGGTGTTCCGAAGCCTGCCAATTGAAGCTCGCTTGCACGCCTGCCGGGCCGGTGATCGGCAGCTTCGGCTTCGGCAGGAACACATTGTGGACTGCCTGCCTCAGCAGTTTTCCGGCGGCGATCTGCCATTCGAATACAAGCTCGATCGCCGTGCCGGCGACGGCCAAGTCGAGAAGGGCAGTGTCGGCGAAGCGAACCGCAATCTCGCCGTTCACAGCCAGCATGGCGGGGTCGGCGCCGGCAATGCGGCCGTCCGGGCGGATGACTTCCACCTTGTCCAGCCCGTTCGAGAAATTGAACCGGCCGGACACGACGTTCCCAAGCGGGACGCCGTTGCGCCTGATCTGGCCGGTGAATTGCGTGAAACGCTCAATGACGGCCTCGGTCGGCGAACCCGCGCCGGACGAGCCGGATCGTGTCTCGCCTTGCGCGATGATGCCGACGGTGGCGTTGAGGAGGCCAGACCGCTGGAGCTGCACCGACAGCGTGTTCGCCATCGCCCCGAAATTCATGCCGTAGCTCGGTACGTCCGGCATGCCGACCTCGATTGAGGCGGAAGGAAGAGCAAGCGCTCCGGAGACGAAGACGTGGTTGTAGGGGCCGCTCGCCGATCCGCCGGAAAGCGCCGCTCCGGATGGCGTGCCGTTCGACGCCGGAACCGAGCTTGCGGCCAGCGTGAAGCTGTTGCCGGCCGTGCCGATGGTCTTGTGCGTGATCAGGATCGCCGTGCCGGCGAGGTTTACGACATAGCTCGCATCATCGGCATTCGCGTCGGTGCTGGCATTGAGTGCAAGCACTGCGTTGGCCAGCGTCTCGGCCAGCGTCGCGCCGATCTTGATTTCGTCCGCGTCGGCCGGTGTGTCGGTGACGAAAGTGAAAACGGTGCCGTTGATCGTGATCGTGCTGTTGTTCGCCGGCTGTGCGCTGAACGCGATGTTGCCCGTCGCCGCCACCCCCTGTGTCGTGGTCGGGGCGCCCATCAGCAGCTTGAGCCAGTACCCGAAGTTCCGCAGGTCGAGCGGGACCACCACATCGCCGTCATTATTGATGACATCGCGGGCGGGCTGCTGCGGATCGCGCCCATAGCCGAGCAGGTCGCTTTCGATGAGGTTCTGCTCCTCGCCGAGCGCCGAGGACACGAACGGCACCTTCTTGAAGCCGGCGCCGGGCGGGACGCCATAGGTCGATTCAAAGGCCAACGCCATCACGGCATTGGCGCCGCGGGCGCGGGCCATGGAATTCTCCCAAGTGTATGCGGATTCAGTTCAGTGGGTCGGTCGTGCCGTAGACCGCGACGATTGCGGCATCCGCCCTGCGACCGGCGCGAGCGCCAGCAGTCTCGACATCGTCGGTCCCCGGCGCCTGCGTTTCGATGAAATCGCAGAGGCCGCCGAGCGTTCGGTCCGCAATCACGGCCGCACCGATCACCCCGAGCATGGCGTCGAGCACCTGCTCGCGGGTTTGGGTCGACGTCTCATAGGCCGCGATCTCGATCGGGACGCGATGCGCATAGACATAGGTGAGCGGCGAGAGAATGACTTCCGGCTCGCCTGGATCGCCGTCGCGGACGATAACGAGCCCGCCGGGGGTGATGCGATCCGCCTTGTCCTGGTTGCGCTTCACGTCCGCGCCGGGTAGCGCGTTTGCGACGAGGGTTTTGATCGCAGCTAGAACCTGCTCGCGCTTGCTCGTCATCGCAGGCTCGCGACGAGCACGGAAATCACGAGTGCAAACGACAGAACTGCAATCAGGATGGCGGTCCGGTCGTGGTCCACATTCATCTCCAATGATTGGCGATCACGCCCGGGACACGGTCTGCCCACCGCTGCGCGGTGGCCGCGATATCGAACCGCTTCCTTAAGCTAACCTGCGGCACGAGGATGAACACGACGACCGTGGAGCGGCCCTTCAAACGCGTGAACTGTGCGCCGCCACGCGTGCGGCCGATGTTCGGCCTCGCGAGCCCTCGTCTGCTCAGTTGCGCGTTGTCGGCGACGAGCAGCGATGGCGCGCCGCGCCGGTAGACGAAGCGCAGCCGCATGCCGGTGCGCCGCTCCCAGCCGCCTGGCGTGATCCGCTTCATGGCACCGGTCGCGCTGACGCCTTTGACGCCGGCCGCCGGCGTCGGGATGGCGAGCCAGAAGCCTCGCGCCGAGCGAATGGTGACGCCGCGATCGAAAGCGTCGATGAGCTTCGGGGCCTTCGACCAGACGAAGGCTGCGGCTTCGACGCTCTCGCCGACCTCGGGGAATACCTTGCCCCTCCATGTCCGCGAGAGGCGTTCGCCAAGGCCGGATGAGACGACATCTTCGCGCAAGCGCGCCTTCAGCTCGACTGAAGCATCTCGCATCCCGGAGGTGACGGCGCGTTCGATATCCTGCTGCGTGCCCGCCAGCGCCTTGCGCATGTCGGGACGTTCAAGGTTGAAGCGCATGGGATCAGACCTTGACCGCCTCGCAGGTGAGGACGAGCCCCATGGGATCGGATGAGGGCGTCCCGATGATCTTAAAGGTCTCCGTCCCGATCACGACGAGATCGCCCTCATCGATTGCCGCAGCTTCGGTCCTGCGCAGGTCGAGCAGAACGGTCGCCATCAAGGCGCGGGACGCCCCGAACTCGACCACGGCGTCCGGGCGGCGGCGGATGACGCGGACGGGGACACCGGGGCCGATGCCGCCCGCCTGCCAGAGCGCGGTCTCGCCAAGGTTCGGATCGGCGAACAGGGTGTCGAGCGCTGCCGCGAACGCGTTCACGTCAGAAGCTGCCGTTCAGCCGAACGCGGCCGATCGTATCGCTGGCGCCGCCTGCCACCGGTTCGGTCGCAGCGCCGATCAGGGTGTTCGATGCGACCACAGTCGTCGCGAGGCGGGCGGCATTGTCCCAATAGATGCGCGCGCCGACGACCCATGCCTGGGACGGGGCCTTGCGCAGTTCGACGACGCCTTCTGTGAGGGTCTCGACCTCGGCGTTGATGGCCGCCGATCCGGTCGCGATGCCGAAGATCGCGCCGACCAGCAGTCCATCGCCGGAGGCGACGGCATAGGGGGCGGGAAGCGTGATGGTGTTGCCGGGCTGGATGTAGCCGCGCATGGGAATTCTCCGAGAGTATCAGGTGATGGGAAGCGTTCCGGCGGCGATCACGCGCCGGGATTGCGGTAGAGCCCGCGCCAGTCGATCGCCTTCGCGCCGAAGTCGAGGCGGCACTTGATCTCGACGCCGTCGACATCGAAGCCGTTGCGCGTCTCGATGTAGGCGCCTTGCTGGCCTTCGAGATAGGCGTACTCGATGGTGTCGATCTGGGCGGGGTTCGCGGCGAGATACCAGGCGGTGAGGCTCGCGGCATCGAGACGAGGCTCGGAGATCGGCGTCAGGGTTCGGATCGAGGACGGGACCACGTTGCCGGTCTGGGCAGGCACGAGGTTCTGCGCCACCAGCTGCTCGGCCGCGAGTTCGAGCGATGCCGGCACGATGAGATAGGCGGGCCGGACATTGAGGATGGTCTTCTTGTCGAGCCCCGTCTGCCGGGCCATGGCCGCGCGCGCGGCGCCGATCGCGGTGACGCTGAGCGCGGTGGCCGGGTTCGCCAGATTGCCGTGGTTCTGGTGGAACAGCGCAATGGAGTCGCTCATGGCGGCGTTCGCCAGGATGATGCCCCAGACCACATCGCTCTCCAGCGTGGCGATCGCCGTGCCATACATCGCCGGGATACGAGTGAAGGCGTCGAGATCGTCGTTGATGAGGACCTGCCGGGTGACCGCAACGACCCGCCCGTAAGTCTCGACACGGTAGCTCTCGCGCCCTTCGGCCAGGGTGCCGCGCTTGAACTCGCCGCCCTCGTTCACCTTCACGAGCTGCGGGGCTTCGCCGAGCTGGACACGGTGCATCGCCTTGAAGTCGGTCGCGAGCACCTGACGGCAGAAAGGGACATAGGTGCGCGGATAGGCATCATAGGCCTGCCGCAGCGTCTTTCCCGTCACGGCGGCGAGAACCTCCGGAAAGTCCGAGGTGGAATGGAGAGCTCGGGTGGCGATCTCGTCGCGCGACATGCCCCGGACATTGACGCCCGAGCTTGAGAGGAACTCGCGGGCATGCTCCACGAGCGTCATGCCGCGATACTCCCGCGCCGGTTCGCTCAAGGGGAAGAGCGTGGGCGAGTAGCGGTGCAGAAGAGCATTCGACACAGCGTCACGACGCGTGACGCGCTCATCGCGGCCGCCGAGCGGGATGCTGACCTGAGGCGAAACCCGCGTCTTCTCGGCATCGGTCGCGACCTTGTCGAGGATCTCGCCGCGCGCCGCATCGAGCGTGACGCCACGCTTGACGAGATCGTCGGCGAAGCTGCGCTCGAGGTGCAGGCGGCCGGCAAGATCGTAGATGGTTCCGACACGCTCGCGCTCCGTGTCGCGCGCGCGGGCTGCGATCGCCTCCGCATCGATCGCGGGCGTGGTCGGCACTCGATCCTGTGGTTCGGGCGCGGTCCGGCGCGTCTGCGTCTCAGTGTTTTCGGTCACAGCGTCGTCCATGGCTGCTTTCTCCTTGGATGAAGCGTCGGCGCGGTGGACGACGCAGGGGTGAAGGGGTTCTTCGGCACGGAAGCCCGCAGCCGGATCAGCGCCGATGGGCACTGCGGAGATCTCGAAGGGCGTCCAATCGACCGCGCGCCACAACTCGGGCGCGCCCGCCTGCTTGGTCACCTCGAAGCGATGGACCTGGTAGCCGATCGACACCGCCCGGATGTGCCCGGCCTCGACGTCCTTCCAGAGCGGTTCGACCTCGGCCCGGTCGGAAAAGCGGACACGGGCGACGCCGCGCCCGTTCTCGATGCGGGCGCTTCCCGGCACGACCGAGCCGATGACGCTGTCGAGCACGGAGGCGTCGTGCACCTTCAGGAGAGGCGCACCCGCATTCAGGCGATCGAGACGGACGGCGCGCGGATCCATCGCCAGTTCCTCGTCGAACGGATCGCCGAAGAACGGATTGCGGCGCACACGCGCGCCCGTGGACCAGACTACGTCGATGGTGCGCTCGGCCGCATCGATGGACGCAGGCAACAGGTCCGCCACCCGCGTCAGCGGCGGCAGGTCGATGTTTCGGGTCATGGTGCAAAAGCTCAGGTGTCGGGATTGACGGGTTGGCCAGTCGTGTCAGCCTGCATCACGCCGGTTTTCGTCACGCGCCGCGGATCGCTATCGAAAATGAGCCCAAGGGCGTCGATCTTGGCGTTCATGGCGGCGATCTCGGCGAGCACGGCGTCCGGGTTGTGACCTTGACGCGCGATGGCCTGTGCCAGCGACATGGTGCCCGAGCGCAGCGCCAGGAGATCGGCCATCGCGTCCTTCAACGGATCGACAGCTTCAAAACGCGGCGGAGACCACTCGACCGCGATGTCCGGCCGGGGCAGTTTCCCGGCAGCCCACGCCGCCTGGCAGAACCAGACCCATATGGGCTGGCAGAGAACCGGGATGACGATCTGCCATTGGACGGCGTCGATCAGGCGGCGGAACTCCACGAGCCCCGCCCGGATCGATGAATAATTGACCTGACTGAGATCGCCGGTCAGCAGCTCGTAGGGCATGCGGAACCCCGCTGCCACGATGTGAAGCTGCGCACGGAGCCACTCGCCCACACCCGCCGTCGTGGCGGGCTGATTGAAGCGGATGTCCTTGCCGCCGCGCGCATAGGCGATCAGCCCGGGCTCGAACTGTTCGACGCGGTTGCCGTCGGCGTCGACCACCGACGGAGCAATCCCCTGATCGGCTTCGTCGGCGCCAAGCACGATGCCGACGACACAGGCTTCCGTCTTCTTGCGGACGAGCTCGGCCTGCGTCCAGTCGTCGAGATCGCGCAGGGCCCGCATCACCGGCGTGCCCCACGGGACGCCGCGCACCTGCGTGCGCTGCTTCTCGTAAAGATGCAGCACCTCGCTCGCCGGGATGGCGAGACTCTCCAGACGTCGACGCATGGTGACGACGGCATCGCCGGGATGCTGGGCATGGAGCCAATAGGCGCGGCGTCGACCGAGGGGATCGAACTCGATGCCCTGAAGCAAACGCCCGCCATCGGCGAGATCGCCGCTGCGGGTATTGTCCAGAAGATCGGCTTCGATGATCTGAATCTGGAGCGGAACGGCCAGACCATCGCTCGGACGTCGTGGGCGGCGGCGGATCAGCACCTCGCCAGCCTCGATCAATTCCCGCACGGCCAGGGTCTGAAGCCCGAAGATGTCGAGCTGGCCATCGGCGTCACAGGCGGCGATCCACTCGGTCCAGAGCCGGTCCACCGTCTCGTCGAGCCTGGCGTCACCCGTGGCGGCACGCGGAATGATGCCGCTGCCGACGATGTTGTTGACCAGCACCGAGACGGCCTTCGCCGCATGCGGATTGTTGCGGGTGAGATCGCGCATGCGATCCCGCAACAGGCCGCTGGCGGCGGCTATCTCGGCATCAGCCGATGTTCCCGCCGCTTTCCATCCATCCGTGCGCCGTCCCTTGGTAGCGCCGTCATAGCCACGGGAACTGCCATGGGTCTTGGCGCTCAGCGCCTCGAAACTGCGCCGCGCGAGCGCGCGTCTCACACCTGCCTCGGGCGCAGCCCACGCCACCATCCGGTCGAGGAAGGTGATCTGGCTCACCGGTCGCCCCGTCCGAAGCCGGCGTAGCTCGCGATTGGGCGTGATTCGCCGGAGGATGCCGTGATCTCGGTCTCGATGGTGCGGATCCGCTTCAAGAGGTCGTCCGCCGATCCGTATTCGACCGTCTTGCCGTCATAGCTGACCCGGAGCGTGCCGCTGGCATAGGCGCGCTTCAGCGCATCGAGTTCGTCGGTCGTCCAGGCCATGACTGTTCCTCAGAACCACTTCCCGCGCGGGCCGAGCCAGTCGCTCTGCCGCTTGGTCGATGGCGGGTTTGGACGGGCGAGACGCCCGGCTTCGATGTTCGAGTGCGTGTCGTCGGTGTCCGCAGGCTGCGGGCCGACCTGATCTTCGAGATCGCGCCACTTGTCCTCGGACCAGCGATCGGCTCCGGCGATCCAGACGGCGGCCCGGGCGTAGACCCGGCAGTCCAGCGCCTCGTTGCGTTCGCGCACCTTCTGCCATTCGAGCTTCTGGAAGCCGCGCTTGGTGGTGACGCTCACGAGATGCTCGGCGACGAGCTGCTTCACCCATTCGGCGTCGACGCCGTGGGGCAAGTGCACAAGTCCGGCCGGGCCCTGCGTTCCGTCCGTCGCGTCCTCGTCGGTGGGCTTTGAAAGCCGCAGAAAGCGATAGGTCTCCGCCTTGAAGGTCGCGACGGCGATCGTCCAGAGCCGTGCGCCGCGGCGGATCTTCCGGCCACCTTCCGTCGCATCGACGAAGGACGGGCCGGTCACTGGAGCCGCGCGATTGAAGCCCTCGACACCCTTGATGGGAGTCACTTGCGCAAAGCCCTGCTGGCGCGCCCATGCATAGACGGTTGGCGCTTCGAAGCCTGTGTCGATCGCGAGCTTCGAGAGGCTCAAGCGAACGCCATGGGCGTGCGGCCATGTCTTGCCGAGGAGATCCGTCAATCCGACCCAAGCCTCGGCGCTGTCCGGGCCGCCGGGGATGACGATGTGATCCACGAGCCAGCTCGCGAGCCCGCGACCCCAGGCCCAGATCGAGACTTCGATGCGATCCTTCTGGATGTCGGCGCCTGCCGTGAGAAACAGGCCGCCGCTCGGCACCGTGCCGATGCGCCAGGGCTCGCGCCGCTCGTAGAGCCGCTGCCAGTCCGGCGCTTCGCCGGTCTCGATCCAGGTTTCGCCGAGGACGCCATTCTTGAAGCTGCGCTTCGCCTCGTCGCTGGTCTGCGCGGCTTCCCACATCCGGGCGATATCGGCCCATGAGAGCCAGCCTACTGGTGAATAGAGCCCTGAGAGGTGGTAGCCGACCGTTCCCGCGTGCACGCCATCGCGCGTCGGGCGCCATTCGCCGGACATCATCAGAGAGGTCTTGTGATGCTCCTCGATCCGGCCGTCGCAAGATTCGCAGACATAGTGCGCCGTGTGCGGTTGCCCCTTCTCCCAGCGCAGGCGCTCGAAGCGAAGCCACTGGCGATGATCGCAATGCGGGCACGCCACGAAGTAACGCCGCTGGTCGCTGGCCTCGAACTCGCGCTCGATCCGCGACACGCCGTGGATCGTCGGCGTCGATGTCAGAAAGACCTTCGAGCGCCAGGAGAACGTGCGCGTGCGGGCCTCGGCCAAGGCGACCGGATCGCCTTCCTCGTCGGCGGACGGCGGATAGGCGTCGACCTCGTCGAGAAACAGGTAGCGCGCCGGCATGGATCGCAGGCCGACCGCGCTGTTCGCGCCGGTGATGACCAGAAGCCCGGCCGGGAACTCTTTTGACAGAACCGTGTTGCCGGCATCGCGCGAGCGTTGCGGCTTGACGCGCTCGCGCAGCACCGGGCTTTCCGCGATCAGCGGATCGATGCGCTGGCGCGAGAAGCGCTTGGCCAGTTCCACCGTCGGCTGGACCGCGAGCATCGGTCCCGGCGCATGGTGGATGACATAGCCGATCCAGTTGTTCCCGGCCTCGGTCGCACCAACTTGCGCGGCCTTCATGAAGACGATGCGGCGCGCGGCGTTGCCCGGCGACAGCGCATCCATGATGGCGCGCATGTAGGGCGTGCGGTCCGTGCGATAGCGCCCCGGCTCGGCCGAAGCACGCGGGCTCAAGAAGCGGTGCCGATCCGCCCATTCCGCGACGGTGAGCGCGGGGTCGGGGGTCAGCCCATCGCGCCAGGCCTGGACGAGCGCATCGACGCCTTCGAAGGCGAACAGCTCCTCGGACCGACGGTCCGCGTCAGCGAAAATCTGTGGCGACCTCGGCGAGATCGGCGAGGTGCGCTCGGACATGGGTCTCCAGAACCTTCTGCATCGCGTGCGCTTCGAGGCCGAGCTCCGCCGCCATCAGTGCCGCGATCCGTGCGGGCCAGTTCGCCCATGCATCGCGCTCCTCGCGCGCCAGTCGAAAGACGAGAGCGGTCGCCCGCGCCCGGTCGATGACCTCGCCCTTCATGCGCTGCAGCCGCAGACGCCGTTCCTGAGCCTTCAGCACCTCGTTGGCCGTCTTGGCCTGCAGGAACGTGGTCCCGCCGCCAGCCGGAGACGGCGCGATTCCGCTTTCGCGCAGCGTGTCGCCGACGGCGGACAGGGCCGCATCGGGGACGGGCTTCAGCTTGGCCTCAGCTCTATCCCGGTGCTGCTTCGAGGGATCGGTCATCGACGCACGGCGCGCATCGCTGGCACGCGCATCGATCGAACCATCGGCATGCAGGACGAGCCGTCCCGACGTCTTCGCCTTCTGGATCGCGCCCCGCGACAAGCCGACATGGGACGCGTACTGGCGTTCGCTCATGCCCTGCATGTCTGCCCCGAAAACATAATGTTTTGATGCACTTATTGCCTTGATAAGCGTGCCGGACAGAGCCTGTATGGGGTCACGAACCAAGGAGAATTCCGATGACCCGCCAAGCCAAGAACGCCCAGGCCCTCGACGCCTTCATCGCCCGCAAGGTCGAGATCGACGCCATGCTGGCGCGGCTTGCCGCCCTGAGCGACGAGCATTTTGACGTTCATCCCGACGAAGTGCACTGGGGCCATGTCGGCACGCTCGCCCACTACGCCGAACTCTTGAAGCGCATCACCGACAGTGCCTTCCGCGAGGGCGAACACGCCGAATGATCCGGCCGACCTCCGCGCCAGCCCCGCGATTGCGGGGCTTGGCCTCGTAGAAGCGCCGCGATGGTCGCGCCGCTCTCGATCCGGAGGTTCCGATGACCCAGCTTTCCGACACCCAAGCCATCATTCTGAGCGCCGCCGCGCAACGACCCAAGCGGATCGCCCTGCCGCTGCCCGACAGCCTGCGCGGCGGAGCAGCCGCCAAGGTCGTCAGCACGATGATCGCGAAGGGCCTCCTG